GCTGTCTTTAACGCCCCTCCATGTCATGCATTGGTGCTGCGCTTTGATGATCACGGCAAGACCTTGAGGCTTAATAAGGTTCTCGATGGTGTCTGCCAAGATGATGGCTGCCTCTTCTTGGATTTGTGGTCGTGCCATTACCCACTCAACAAGGCGGTTGAACTTGCTAAGACCGATCACCCGATTGCTCGGCTTTACTCCGATCCAACAATGTCCAGTGATAGGTACTAAGTGATGAGAACAAGCAGAGCGCACGGTAATAGGGCCAACCGTATAGATCTCGTCAAGGTTCTTGGCATTAGGAAAATCGGTAACTTTAGGGGCATCAATGTAGCGGCCCTTAAATACCTCCCGCAGGTACATTCGGGCAACTCTTCGTGCGGTGTCGGTTGTATTGTGATCGTTTTCAGTATCAATTACAAGCACTTCCAGCACCTGCTGGATCTTGTGCTGCAGCTCGTCCTCTAGTTGGTCTATCTCGCCAGGGAGCATGCATGCAGCAATGTTGTCATTAGCTGCGAAGGGGGCGCCTAGTTCGCGCAGCCTGTTACGAATGGTGCTTGAAGTGCTTGCCATAGGTCGTGAGGTCAGTGGACGATTAGTGAGTAACCGAAAGGGAGCAGGCCATGGCCGCCACCACCACACCCACCGCCCCAACCGCTCAAGCTGCTGATCTGCTGGCAAAGCAGTTGCTTGTGCTGCATCCTGAGCTTATTGGAGTTGAGGAATGCGAGAGCGATGAAGAAGCGATCACGTTTTTCTTTGAGTCTGGTCACTGGGCAGTGATTAAGCACGATTCTCAAGGGCTTATCCATGAGCTGCATGATCCGGACGAGGAGTAACCACTAAGGCACCCACCTCGCCGTCCTCCGAAACAGATACCTCAACAGCCCTCCCGAACAGGCGGGCTATTTCTTTGCCTAGCTTGCGAGCCATGTGCTCACAGCTGCTAGCCCCCATTTCACCACCAGGGAACAAGCGTTTAGCAGTGTCAAGCAAATCGTGAAATTCAACCTCCCGATCGTCATGGGTGACGGTCATACGCACCTCAACATGAAACAGGTGACGATGTAGCGAGGCCAGGTATTCACGGCCTGGATGATTAACTGCCCCTGGCCAGTTATGGAAGCCAGGCACTTGAAAGCGGACAAGAATGATTGAGTGTGTCATCGGTAGAGGCCAGGGTCACAGCCAAGGGCCTGGTACTCACGGACCATGGCTCTCCAGTTCTGAACCAAGAAGTGGGAGTCATAACCGCCAAGCTGTCTGGCCTTCTGGTGTCCGTTGGGGGAGTCAGGCTGTGCGTCGTAGGCGTAGGTGAAGTTCTTGCTTAGAGTGCTGAACGGCTTTAGCGCGACCGGTGCTTTAAAGGCTGTGGCCCACCGCACCAGTCTCAACCACGTGCTGCTGTCACAGCTGTTAACCGGGAAGGCTGCGAGCCACTCATTAGGGGTCATGCCCAGCAGGTGGATCCACAGGTTGGGATACTTCCGGCGACGCTCCCAGGCCGTAGCCAGCAGCCTCAGGCGGGTCAAGCGGTCGGCCTGCACAATGTTGCCAAAGCAGATCCTGTCGTAGTTCTCTCCTAGGTGATCGAAGTAGTCCCACCCATCGTTGAACGGGTGGTAGACGGGGATGGGCCTGAAGCCCAGGTCTTCCAGTCGCTGGCGGGTCTTGATCTTGTTTTCCCGCCCGCCCTGGTCAACCTCGATGTAGCCCCACACCTTGGAGCCGAGTCGCTTGATCAGCTTGCAGTAGCGGTCAAACAGTTCGGTGAAGCCGTCAATCTCATCGGGAGCAAGCGCCAGCGCCTGATCCATGCGCATGTTGTGGTTTTTGGCGTGGCTGTTCGCCAAGTTGAAAACTCCGGAGTCGATAAATACCCGCTTGCCTTCGTCACACCACCGCTCGATCCATTCCATGTCCTCGTCGGTTGAAATCTCATTGACGGCCACCAGTAGGTAGTCGTGAGACTTGGCTCCATGCATCAGCGAGTTGACGTTGCTGGCGATGAAGTAGACGTTTTGCTCTTTTGGATCCCAACGGCCTCCGGTGTGCTTCATGCGGCCCCCGCTTTCTTAATGGTGGCTTCGCCCTTCACTTCGGCGTAGCGGTCCAGCAGGTGGCCGGCGACGTAGCGGTCGGGCTGCACCATCACCAGCACATGGTCATCAGCCTTGACGGCTAGAGGAACGAACGGGCCAGGGTATGGGCAGAAGATAACATGGTCGCTGTTTAGGTATTTGGACCAAACCTGCCAATCGGTCATTACAGAACAGATGAACAGCAGGTGCGGCCCCACCTTCCACACGTCGCCCGTCTCGACTTGATGTTTGGGCTCGTCAATGGCGATGTCAATTAGCGCAAGAAGCGAACCATCTGATTTCTCGTTTTCTTTAGCTTCCTCTTCTTCTGTACGAGTTCCGTCATCTTCAATTAGACCATGCTCGCCACTGTTAACCGTAGGATCGTCTTCCAGGAAGTTGGTAATGTCCTCAAGGGTGTTATCGTCAAACCCTAGCAAGTCCAAGTCAAAGTCCTGAAGTTGTAGTGCTACAACTTCCTGCTGCAGTAAATGCATATCCCATCCTGCATTCATTGCAAGCTGGTTGTCTGCAATTACATAAGCTCGGCGCTGGGTCGGTGTGAGGTGATCCAGCACCACGACGGGCACGGTAGCCATGGCCAGCTCACGGGCGGCCTGTAGGCGGCCGTGGCCGGCGATAATGCCGTCTTTACCATCAACCAGGATCGGGTTGGTGAACCCGAACTCTTGGATTGAGGCGGCGATCTGCGCAACCTGCTCAGGGGTGTGGGTGCGTGCGTTGCGGTCGTAGGGCTTGAGCCGGTCAAGGGGCCAGTGCTCAATGCTCTGTGCGGCCTTGATAGCGGCTGCAGCTGGCACGGTGGCGGTGCGGTGGACGTGAACAGCTTAGCCCAGCCCGTTGCGGATGGGCAACCGCATCAGGTGGCGGGCTCCAAGGCCACGTCAACACCGTCTGGGGTGGGCCTAAGGCGTAGGAACACCCCACCCAAACTCTTGGGCATGACAATGCGCTCGACGGCCCAGCCAGCGCCGTCTGCGAACTCTTCCTTGTAGGTGCCGGTCTGGACGTGCCAGCGCTGGGCGATGCGTTGGCGACCTGCGGCGGTGAGGCGGTAGCAGGGGTGGGAGACGATGGTGCGTTCGTGGTTGTGACCGTTGACGTAGAGATCGGCTTCAGCGACGGCTGCATAACGCATGCCACCGAGGGTGCCCTTGGTTACGATGCCGCCCCATGCACCGTGATGGAAGAACAGGGCAACGCGGCGGATGCGTTCACCACGGGTTTTACCGGGGCGGTAAAACGTAAACCAGATCCAGCCTTGGTAACGCATGTGCTCGACCGGTGAGCTGTAGCGATCCCGCATGAGGCGGGTCATGTTGCCAAGCGGGTCGATTTCGTTGTGGTTAATGATGGCAGTTTCGTGGTTGCCATCGGACATCATGAGGATGGTTTGCGCGAAAGGCTTTAGCCATTCGGCGCATTCGCTGAATACCAGATCGAAGTAGTTAGAGCCGAGGTGCTCAGGTCGGATGGAGCCCTTGGAATGGCGGCGATCCTTTTTTCCCTGCATGAGGTCGAGGATGTCACCGAAGAAGAGGGCATGACCGCCACGGCCTTGAACGTGCTTGAGGTGTTTGCGCAGGAGCTCGCGGTCGCAGTGCGGGTTGTCTAGGTGAATGTCTGAGGCCAGTAGGAACTCGTGCGGTTCGGAGTGGCCGTAGGGGATGCGGATTTCCAACAGCTCAGGGCTGTGGCGGATCAGCTGGAGCTTGCTGAGCGTCACCAGGACTGTGGCTGTTGCTGCAGTTTGCCTGCTCTGCCAGGGAGGGGAGGTGGCAGCCTGCCCGTGGTTACGCCCGTTACGGTGCTGTTACGGTCGGCGTAACGCTGAAACCCCGCGCCAGCACAGGCCTGGACCCTCTCTTGTTACGTTGTTACATCTAAATAGAAGGATATAGAAGAAGAAGAGAGGCCGGTATTGCGCAACAGCATGCGCATGCGCACACGCGCACGCACGCACGTATAGGGGTGTGTTCTCGCGCCAGACCGTAACAACGTAACGGCCCAGTCCCTGACTGGGATCTGGGCCGTTACGCGGAGCGTTACTGTTACGGTCAGGCAGCCGGAACGGGCACCGAAACGGCTCTGCTGACGCCTGCAAGCCCACGGAAGCGGGTCACGCCTGCACGTTGCGCACCAGGCAGCCTGCTGAGGACGGTGCCCCAGCTGTCAGCCCATGGGGTCTCTGAAAGGATGCGGCGTAACGCCTTAGCGGTGTTGCTGATGAGCAATCGGTCACCCTCCACGCGGATGCCCACGCGGCCGAGGTGCGCTTCGGCGCTGCCGGGGCCGATCTCCATTGATGCGACGCTGCCACGCGCCAGCTCGATCAGCTCCCAGACCGTGCGCATGTAGCCGTTGCCCCGGTCGCCTTCAACGCGCAGCTGGTGCTGCAGCACGTGCTGCAGGCAGCGCTCCTCATCTGGCTGCTCGGCGTCGTCGCGGTACTGCTGCCAGTTCTCGCGATTGATGAGCGCGAAGGCCTCAGCCTCGCTGGCGACGTGCTGATTGGTCAGTGACCAGGCACCAGCCAGCAGGGTGCCGAACTGATCACCCTGCCGCTGGGAGTCGAAGTGATCTGCAGCAGCACGGCGGAAGACGGCGACGGAATCGCGAATGACAGGTATGAGCGAAACAGAGCGCAGCATCATCCGGTGGCCAACCTCAGGCGTGATGATTGCGGTGAGATCGCGGTCAAGCTGTGACCAGTGCGCGGCGCGTTCTTCTTTGGGTAGAAAGGATGGATTGCGCAGTGTGAGCTGAGCGAATCGTGATGCATCGGCGCCCTGTTTAAGCGCGGTGGAAATGGAGCAGAGTAGGAACATGGAGCGGATAACGAACCGCTGCGCTGCGCCCTCGGCACCACCACGGCCGATGAAGCCACGGCCTGAGCTGCTGGCCACACGGGCGAGCGCTAGTACGTCTTGGATTCGTTTGCGGTCCGCCTGTTCGTTGGATTCGGCTTCATCCATGACAACGGGGAGGGCGTCGGCGCGAAGCTCCTGACGGATGCTCGCCTCGGTTGTGCTGCCCTCGGGCCATAGGGCGATGTCCTGCAGCAGGGTGCCAAGGAATCGGTTGAGGATGGCCGATTTACCGGAGCCAGCCGAAGCGGTCAGCCAGACGTGTGGCCGCCAGGACAGGGAACCGCAGATTGGGGCAAGAGCGGCCCAGCCGGCCAGCAGCAGGCCCGATGCAGGCACCTCCCAATGGAAACGGCTGGCGATGTCGATGATCTCCATGCCGAGCTTGTCGGTGAGCGGCACTAGGCCGGTTTGAAGGTCAATGGCAACTAGCCGCTGGTACTTGAACCGCGACGGCGGCGGATTAGTGACGGGGTAGGCCTCGCCGTTCACCAGGAGCCGGTCGCCAAGGTGCAGCACGGATCGTCCGTCATCCCACCAAGCGCCACGGCCCCGGATCCGGTCAGGGGAGTAGATACCGACAGCAGCCTGCTGGGCGAACAGCGATGCAGCGGCAGCGTTCCAGTTGGGGCCTTTTGTGCCGGGGTAGAGGGTTTCCCAGTAGGCCATGGATGGGCAGAGCTGGAGCAGGTTGATGCCGGTGTGACTGCCCCGTCCAATGCGGACCACCTGACCGGTAGAGCTGGGTTGATAGAAGTAGCTGGCGTCATCAAACCCCAGGCAAACGAACGGCTGGCCCTTGGGGATTTCGGCCACCTGAGCTGTCGGCGGCGGCGCTGGCGGTTTCGGTTCTGGTTTCGGCTCCGGAAGTGGCGGCAGTTCAACGGTGTTGGCAGCGAGCAGCCGCGCCGCCTGGCCTGGTTTCCAGCCTTCAGCAAGTGCGTTGGCGAGATCCCACTTTGCGGGTGCGCCGGTAGGCGGGTTGTAGACAGCGACGGTGGCACCGAGCTGCTGAAGGCGTGGTCCGAGCTTGGCCATGCACTGCCGGCCGGCATCGTCTGCATCGGGCCACAGCACAACGGAACGGCCAGCGAGCGGTGACCAGTCGGCGGCATTGACGCCACCGGTGCCGCCACACCAGGCGATGCAGGCGTGGTCGGGGAAGAGTTCGGCGGCAGCGTCAGCGGCTTTCTCGCCTTCGCAGACGATCACCGGGTCGTCGGGGCGATCGGTGAGATCGGGTAGGCAATAGAGCGGCCGGGGTGCTGGCCATTCGGATGTGAACGGGTCGCGGCGTGAGGGGAAGTGCCAGGCGCCGTCTAGCCAGGTGCGATGGATGAAGAGTTTCTTGCCGTCGGGCAAATCGATCCGCTGAATCCAGAACAGCTGCTCACCGGCAGCATTGCGGTAACACCACTGGGCGACAGCGCGGCCGAGCGCGGGGGGTGCGGCGTTGGGTGGCGGGGTGTCGGGTGTGCGTGCGGGGCGTTTCGGCTTGCGTGGTTTGGCTGCGGGCAGGCCCAGGTGTTGCTCGACGCGAGCGGTGGCCTGTTTGAAGTCCCAGCCGGTAACGCGCATGAGTAGGTCGAGGCCGGAGCCGGCGCCGCCTGTTCCAGATTTCCCGCCACACTGTGAGCAGTACCAGCCACCGGGGCCGTCGTCGCGATCCCAGCGGTAGCGGTCGGTGCCTTCGCAGTTTGGGCAGGGCTGGTGGCGATCTTCGAGCTGATCAGGCGTCAGGCCGCCAAGTTCCATCAGCAGCTGCGGCCACTTGCCGGCTGCGGCATCGAGGGGCATGGGTCAGCGTGCGGGGCCGTTGCGGCGGATGTCGCGGGCGATCAGGTGACGGATGAAAGCGGCGCGGCTGCAGTGGTGGCGTGCGGCTTGGAGGTCGAGGTGATCGACGAGGGTGTCGAGCATCTCGAAGGTGGCAGCGCGGGGGCTGTCGCCTGGCGGGACTGGGGTGAGGGCGACGTGGGTTGTGTCGCGGTCGCGGTCGGTGATCACCAGGCGCCTGAGATACGCGGCCCTTGAACAGCCTTCGTAGTGGGCCTGAGCGTCGAGGTGCTGGAGGTGCTCAGGTGGGAGCTCCAGGAAGATGGATCGTTTACCAGCGACTGGGGGCCAGGTGGGCATTGGTGCGGCGTGTGCGGTGCTGATTCCCAGTATAGGGTTGCAGTTGCGCAATCGCAACGGTATGATGGGAAGGCCACCGCACCGAAAGCCCCACTCCCTGACGATGCCGACCACTGACCGGACCAGGCGGTGGGTGCCCTGTGTGTACGAGCGCAGGGCGTCGGCCTCTCATCTGTACGGGTCCCATCGAGGACTGCCGCTGGTTCCAGCCCCACATGAGGCCTGTGGGCGGCAGTAAGTGGGGTGGGTGGTGGTTGTTATTCACCACACACGCACCATGGAGATAAAGCTGACGTTCCCCGAAGCCGCCAATGCTGCGCAAGTTGGAGCCATGCGCCATATATCTTCGGTGATGAAAGGCCGAAAAGATCGTTACGGAGCTGATCCTGACAAGGCATGGCAAATCCACATGGAGGGAGCCTGCGGCGAGCAAGCAGCCGCAAAGGCCTTAAATACGCACTGGCCGGCAACGCTAAATCATTTTGACAAACCAGATATTGGCTGCTGCGTACAGGTTAAAACTAGATCACTGGATTGGTTTGATTTGCTTGTTAGACCAAGCGATCGAGACGACTATTATTTTGTGCTTGTAACAGGGTCTTTTCCGGCTTATCAAGTTAGGGGTTACATGCTTGGCGCTGATGCCAAACAATCAAAATGGCTAAAAGGGCACGGTGGCAGAGATCCAGCATATTTCGTTCCACAGAAAGACTTGCAGCCAATTGAAAAGCTAAGGCTCATTCTTGCTACTGGTGCAGACGCGTGACCCTCACCCTCCGCCCCCGCCAAACCCAAGCCTTAGGCGATCTTCGCCATGCGTATGCGAGGGGATACCGTGCGCCAATCCTGAGGGCTGCTACCGGGTTCGGGAAGACCGCTACGGCCACCGAAATCGTGCGCCTAACCATCAGCCGTGGCAAGCGTGTGTGGTTTTTGGCGCACCTGCGCGAGATCCTCGATGATACCGCTGATCGGCTGATGGCTGCCGGGATTTCGTTTGGCCAGATCAGAGCAAATCGATCATCTGACTACAGCCAGCTTGTGCAAGTGGTCGGCGTGCAAACCGCTGTTCGGCGCCCGCAACTCCCACGGCCTGATCTGATCATTATTGATGAATGTCACCTGGCAGTAGCCGAGTCATACCGCAAGGTGATCGCTGCAGCAGGCCATCCAAAGCTGCTGGGGCTCACAGGTACACCGCAACGACTTGATGGTCGTGGCCTTAAAGAGGTGTTTGATTACATTGTAGAGACGTGTTCAACTGCCGAATTGATTGATGAGGGGCTGCTGGCACCAATCCGGTTATTTCGGCCACCGTCACCAGACCTGAGCGGGATTGGCCGGCGTGGCGGTGATTATGACCAAGGCCAGGCTGGATCAGTGCTGGCTAAGCCTGCTGTTGTTGGCGATGCGTTAAGCCACTGGCGGAAGTTGTGCCATGGCCGTCGAGGTGTGGCGTTTTGCACGACCGTTGCGCACGCGCATGCCGTGGCTGAACAGTGGCAGCGTGCGGGCTACCGGGCCGTGGCTGTGCATGGCGGCAGTGATGATGCCGAGCGCCGCGAAGCCGTGGCTGGGCTGCGTGCTGGCCGCTTGGATTTGGTTGCGTGTGCGCAGTTGTGGATTGCTGGCGTTGACGTACCAGAGATCGATGCGGTTGTGTGGCTGAGGCCTACGCAAAGCTTGACGGCATGGCTGCAGGGTAATGGTCGTGGGCTAAGGATTGCACCAGGCAAGCGTGATTTGATTGTTGTTGATCATGTAGGCAACAGCGATCCGCTACGGCTAGGCAGTCCGTTGATTGTGCATGAGTGGTCGCTAGAGGGGAAGGCAAAACGGAAGGATGGCGAACGTGCCCTATCCGTAAAGATTTGCCCATCGTGTTTTGCGAGCATGGAAAGCCGACGTGGTAAATGTCCAGAATGCGGGCACGTATTTACGCCAGAGCGTCGGCAACTAGAGCACGTAGATGGTGAGCTGCAGGAGGTAGATGCTAACGAGCTGAGGCGCGAAGCGAAACGCGAACAAGCCCAAGCCCAGACCATCGAAGACCTGATCGCCATCGGTAAACGCCGGGGCATGAAATCACCCCACGGCTGGGCCCGGCACGTGATGGCAGCCAGGCAGGCTAAGGGGCAGTGGAGGAAGGTCGCGTGAAAATCGATGCAGTGATTGCAGAGTTTGAAGAAGCGTTCTTTCATGATCCGGAACAGATCGAAAGCGCAGCAGGCAGGCAAACAACTTGGAAGTCTGCCTACATGCCATATCTAAGGAGGCTTCAAAAAGTAGCAAGCTCTGAAGATTTTTCTGAAGCTATCCTTGTTGCTGCATTGCAAACTTACAAGCCAGCGAGCCGAAGCAAGCAGATAGCAGCAGGTGTTTACGCAAGACTTGCGAGGGCAACAGGCTTGCAACTGCCGGAAGAATGGGATGAATGCTCAAGTGGATACCAGCCGCCAAGGAAGGCAGACGAAAACGTGTTGATCGATAAATCCGTTATTGCGTCTTCTATTGAAAAAATACCAAATCAGAGCTGGCGCAGAGTCTTTGCGTTGATTGCGGTTTACGGCCTCAAAAACTATGAGCCTTTCTTTGTTGACTTTCCGTACTTGAAAGGATCATCAAGCCTGACAGCGAAAGTCTGCGCTACAGATCAGTTCAATGAAAGGTTTGTTTGGCCTGTGCCTGCTGATTGGGCCATCAGTCTTGGCATCAATCACATTTCGTGCATTGGCGACCTACCGTCTGTAGCAACGGACTTAAGCGTTACAACTCTTCAGCAGATAGGAAGAAGATGCGCTGAGCAATTCAAGCGGTATGGACTACCTGTTACTCCATCCCAACTTAGGCATTCATGGGGAGCAAGGGCCATTAAATCTGGCGTGCCAGATAGCTTGGCAGCGAAGATGCTCGGAATAGATGTGGTGAAATACTTTGCAAGCTATAAAACAGAGATTGAAGAAAGAGACTTGTCGCTATTTGCGTCTTCTCTGATTAGATCTGATCCTCCATTCTGAACTAAAACAATCAAACAAATGACCACCCATCCCCCCACCTTCCTAATCACCGACAAGGGCGGCTGCATCGGCCGGTTCTGGTGGGTGAACACGATCCCATATCCCGGTGGTGAGTGGTTCAGGGAGCTGTTCCCGTTCTGGGGTACGTCGCACTGGTACAGGCCATGAACTACCACCCCCGATGGACCCAGGCTGAGGCTGAGTTTATAGAAAACCTTGCTGGTGATCTACCGCTGCTGGAGATCCACCGGCTGTATCAGCAGCGGGCTAAATCCAATGGCTGGCGGCAGCGATCAGCGATGGCAATCAAACTCAGGCTTAGGAGAACTGGTCACCATTCAATGGTCAGGACTGGTCAGTGGCTGACACCGAATGGCACTGGTGAGGTGCTGGGTTGTGCTGGGTCACGGGTTGCCAGCTGGCTGAAACGAGCTGACGTGCTGGCGATCCTGCGGCCGGTGTGGCGTGGCAATGCACGCTATGTGAGCAGGGCAGGCTGGCGACGGCTTGCGCGGGAGCTGCCGAGGGTGCTCGGCGGGTTTGATGCAGATCGATTGTTTCAGCTGCTGGAGGATCGCGAGCTAGCCGATGCTGTCGCGGCTCAGTATCCCAGGCCGTTAGGTGATTATCAGATCCGGTGCATTGAAACCGGTCAGCGGTGGCCGAATGCAGTGAAGGCTGCAGCAGAGTTGCACGTCAGTCACACGGCGATCACGCTGGCGATCAGGAGACGACGGCCGTTGTATGCACTGGGGATGACATTCGAGGCCCTGCGAGCAGCAGGCTAAGGCGCCAGCCGTGCCTTCCCCCATCGCGCCTTCTGGTACCAGCTGGCGATCTCAGGCGTCCATGACTCAACATGCGGCCAGATCATGGAACATAGCTGGCGGATTTCATCCTGTGCATCAGCTTTAGCCCGTAGGTCGCAGAAGTGCAGCAACGCCCGCAGGCTGAATGAAACAACAAAATGCTGGCGGAAATCAAAAGGGATCATACCGCGAGCATGTTCCTCTGCAATCCCATCCCGCAGCCGTGAGGCGTAGTGTGCGGCAGCGTCGTAGCAGCGGGCGACATCAACAATCCGCTGATCGCGGGTGTATTCATACTTGCTGCCTTGACGATCGGTGTAGTGCCCCAACGGCCTGAGGTAGAAGACTTCCTCTACGTCACGGCGGCCGGATGCTACATCAATAATCCGCTGACTGGTATAACGGCCAGATTGCACATCAAACGATACGCCTACGCGGTGAGTGCGGGCTTGCTGCATTACCGAGTGCGGAAACCAGCCAACGGCAAGCGTAATCTGCGGATGCTCTAGCGGGCCGAAGTGTCCACGTTCACCAGTAAGTAGACGTTTGACGCAGATTTCACCGGCACGGGTTTCGCTGGGTCGCGGTTCCTGAGCGATCCATTCCTCGCTGTAGTCCTGATGCATGCCAGCCCAGATGGTTTGCTGAGGGTTTGGCGTTTGCGCTAGGACTTGAACACGAAACAGTGGGTCTTGAATCATGCCGCGTTAGTGGTGGGTGGATTAAGCCAGCCGTCGATACGCAGTGCGCGATCTGGGCAGTGCCAGGATTGCGCGGCAAACCAATCACGCCAATCGGCAGATGATTTCGCGCCATTACATCGTCGGCAGGCTGGAATCAGGTTGCCTGCAACAGTGAGGCCACCAGCAGATCGCGGGATGACGTGATCGAGGGTGTCAGCAGGCTGGTTGCAATAGGCGCATTGATGATTCCATGCTTCAAAGATTCGTGCTCTGAAGCGGTGTTTAGTGGCTCGTTTTGTTTGGAGTTCAGTTTCATCGATCAGTGACCGGAACTCCGACATGGGCGCAAGGCGCTGCTATCAGGTTTCCGGTGGGTTAGCGATTCAGGAACAAGCCGATGACACCACACCAAGAACCCAGTACACCTGAGGCGTCGGATTAGCTCTCTCGCTTCATTATCCGGCACATCATGATGGAATGTTCCGCCATTGAACCAGAACACGCGGATCATCACGCTGCTTCTTGGAGCACTGACACCCAGATGCGACCCAGCGCAAGCAATGGAAGCACGCGATCCCTGAGGTCTACGTTGTGGAGCCGGATGCAGCCGAGCGTGGGATGCAAAGGCTGCCGTGGCGCCCACGCACCGGGCCATCCGCAGGCACTGCCGCCGCCGTGCATCATGATGCCGTCACGGCCGTACTTGCTGCCGGGGCCCTCCTGCCCCTCCTGCCCGATCAGGTCAAGTGAATACCAGCCATAAGCCCGACGATCAGCGCTGAACGTGGCTGACGGATTCTGCTCATAGTCTCGGTAAACCTTGCCGACTAGATACAGCCCTGGTGGGGTATCGCTGCCGGTGGTGTTCCACTCGGATTCACGGCCCTGGCCACGGCAGAGGCATGGAATGGACCACAGGCGTTTGCCGTCGTGTGTCCAAGCGGTGAGCGATTCGGCGCGATCATCGGCAATAAGGTGATGGTCGCCTGGCTTAAGTGGTGGCGCTTTCTTTGGCCCGACCATGCCGGCGGGTGTGGTGGTGCCTTGCTGCTGCAGCTGCTGCCCGACGAACAGCGCCACCTCTGCATTACGACGACGGGTCAGGCCAGCCAGCGGTGTGCCGCCTGATTTGTTCCAGCGCGGGAATTCGGCGGCGACCACCACCGCCGGATCTTCGCCCGCCAGGATGCGCCGCCGCAGGGTGCTGTCCTGCATTGCGCCCACGCCGACGTTGTATGTCCAGCTGAGCAATGCAGCGACCCGGTTGGGCTGCCAGCTGGCGACCGCAGGAATCGCCCGCACCAGCGCGTCATAGAACCGCACTAGGTCGGCGTCCAGCTGCGCGTCAGCCTGCGCTTGGGTGATGCTCTGACCCTCGCGAACCACCTTGCCGCCGATGGTGGTCGATCCCCAGCCGATGGCCCATGCGCCGGCATCGGGGTAAGCCTGGAGCCTGAGGCCCTCGAACTCCTTGATGATTCTTCGTGCTGAGGGCAGCCATGCCGCAGCTGGTGCCGGCACCGGCGCTGCTGGGCTGCCCTGGGCTCGCCACAGCTCGGTGAACTCCTGGCGCTGTTCATCGCTCAGCGACTCATCCAGCGCCTGGAGGGCTGCCAGCTGGTGCGGAGTGATGCTGCCCACCCTGGCGAGGTGCTCGGCGGCAGCGCGGACGGTGGCCAAAGTCATTTCAGATCAGGTAAGCGATCACCCAAAAGCCGATCGAGAACGTTCCAGCCGCGATGGCCGGCCCAGATGGCAGCGGGTTTGATGAATGCCTCCATCGCAATCAGCCGCATAGCGGACGCCAGCAGCGAACCAATCACGATGTCGGCAATGATTTGCGCGTCGTGGCTGCTCATGCCTTTAGCCAACGCTGAACAGTGGAGCGCGACACATCGAGCTGATCAGCGATGGCCTGCTGTGTGAAACCTTCGGCACGCAGGGCCTTGGCTAGTTCGCTGTGATCAGGCGGATCTGGCGGGTCAGGCGTTGGTTCCGGCTCAGGGTCGGGCTTTAGCTCAGGTTCATCCTCCTGGCGGCGCAGCGCTGGGTTGTAGGTCCACAACCCACCGAACGATCCGGCGATGGCTGCCACACCAGCCACCAAGGGCAAGGCGTTATCAGAAATCACTTGATCACAGGCGGCTGGACCAGTGCGGTACTGGATGCAGTCCACGATGCGGTAGCCACTGACGAGCATCGCGGCGACGCCAGCAACAACCGAACCGCCAAACGCTGCAGGGGCAAGGATGGGCTGGCGCATCACGGCGGCGTGTGAGCTGCCTCAGTTTTCCGGCCTGCAAGAAAAAACCCCACCGGACCAGGGCGGGGCGAGAAGTGTTCTCTGGTGGCACTATGGCGTTGCACAACTGCAACGGCAGCGGATGTCAGAACATGCTGTTCAACAACGGATCCTGCTGAGCTGCGGCAGTGGTGATGTACGGCTGTGGCGAAACAACACCGGACTGGGCTGGGCCGGGCAGTCCACCAGGGTGACGGCTGGGAACCTGCGGGCGGTGGCGGCTGGTCTGCGGCCTGGTGACGTGGTGATCAGGAA